TGATATGTTAAAGTAAAATCTTCCAGGTTGATTTTATTGCTATCCATTAAATCACTTTAAATGTTAATTGAGTATCGTATATGTATGAATTATATCTGAATATTATTTTATAGTATCTGTGTTTTGGAAAATTATTGAAATTCAAATTAATAAAGCTTCCATTATTATCGTAATTAACTACAGTTCCAATTTCATGAAATGGTACAATTGTTTCGCCTGTTGTATAATCAATTATTGAAAATTGTGTATCATTAGGCACTCTATACTGTACAGATGTATCTTCAGATGTTACATATTTTAGTTTCGGAAATAATTCTCTTATCCCGATGTAAACTTTCTTATGCTCATCTTGATAATATGTTCCATTGAAATTTTTTAAATAAATTATAGAATTTTCACTCTTTAATTCAGGTACTTGTAAATAACTGCCTGTGTAAGAATGTGTATTCCAAAATGTAATTAATTTAGGATAATAAATAGTGTGAGTATTACCTCCAAAATATTTAATTGCTCCATAAATTCCATTGTTTTCTTCAGCATCTTGTTCATGCTTTAAAATAAACCCTCTATTTGCAATTGCAGTGGTTTTCCATTCATTACAGATAGGAGTTACATTCATATATATATCAGGTGTATTATATGCAAATTCCTGAAAACATTCTATATTTTTATTATAAACACCGCCACCTTTTACTGAAGCATATTCAACAGTTCCAAATGATTCATTCCATTCATTTGCATCTAATTTTCCCAATGGATATTTCCAAGATACTCCATTTTTAATATCAGGCAAATCATTATAATTACCATTTCCAGTATACCAATTTTGCATTAACGGATGCGCTACGATTTTAAATCTATTCGCTAATGCCAATGTTTCAGTGGATTTTAACATTAAATAGTATTCGCTATTAATTATTCCATTTGGAATTGATTCAATATCAAATTCTAATAGTATTCTTGAATTAAAATTGTTACTCCAATAAGCATTTTCATCGCTTGGAGTATTATATGGCTCATTTTTTGCAAATTTTGTTATTTCAATTATCTGATCAGCACCCGTATTTCGTTCTGGGTGTTTTTCATAAATAGTTGCATCTCTGGTTGGTTCTTGTATAAAATACATATTAAATATTCCAATTTATAATTATAAATCAATCACTCGCCCACGAATATCATGCTTTGGAAATTTAATTTCAAAAATACATGGGTCTTTGCTTGGATATAATACATTATTTCGAATAGCATCTTTAACTGAATATATATTACCAGAATATCCAAAATTTTTGTCATACAAATTAACAAATTCAATATCTTGAATACTTTGAACTCCTTCAACTTTATCCAATTTAGTTCTAATATCAGATATTATAATTGGTCTACCTATTTCCATGTTTTTTTGTGAAAACATTTCAATTAGAGCTTCATTACACCTAATTAACACTTCATAACTATTTTGATTTGGTTGAGTTACCACTTCATAATTAATTCCAATGTTAACTATAAATGGTGTTTTTATATTTATTGCGTCTGTTAATAGTCTGTATTGTTTTAAATACTGCCTTAAATTATTCTTAAGAGCTGGATTACATTCAACAAATTGACCATCAGCATTATATGATAACACATATAGATTCATAGAGAATGGATTTTGTATTGTATCCAAACTATTCCACCTGCTCAATTGAGTATCTGATTCAATATATGCTTTTGATATATCGCCATATTTACTTGGCATTGTATAACATCGCAATATATAATCATCCTTTGTTACTGCTCTATTTTGTGCAGCGAAGTTGGCCATTGCTTCTTCACGAATTACATCCAAATCTTTTTTGTTCATTCCACCATAAGCAGGGAGTGGATTATTAACAACTATATTAGATATAATATTGTTATATATAACCTGATTTACTTCTGATATTTGATTTTTTATTGTAAGATTTGAGATGGAATTTAATGTGTTTGCACCTACATTACCAGTCATTCCAGTAGATGTAGTATATCTTACATTTAAAGTTGTATTATTTGGAGCAATTCCATACGTTTTAGTATATAAAAAGTTGAGTGGGTCGATAGATATATCTTCAACTCTCCGGAAATAATCTATTCCTATAGCTACATTATATGGATTAGGTAACACTTCTTCATCAGCCTCATAACCCATACCACTTCCAAACTGAATTTCAAATAAATTATCTTTTCTAATTCGAGTAACAAATCTCTTTTCAGTTTGTTTGAAACATAATAAATATGGAACAGAATCACTAAATTCTGATAGATTCTTGTCATTAAATGGAGTATTTCGAATTGGCATAGCTACCAAGTCTTGAGCCATATATGGAACTTCATACCATTTATTACCATCAGAATCTACTATATCCAAAATTTCAGATACATTTTCTTCCCTAATTACAATTTTATCGTAGGGTTTTGGATCATTAAACTCGTAAGATTGAACATGTAATACACCTTCAACTGCTTTTACTGATTTCTTCAAAATAAAGAATTCAATTTCGCCGTTTGGTAAAACTGAATGTATGTCTACAATTGTAGGATTAGCGCTTGATGATGCTGCAAAATTAACTTCCTCAATTGTTCTAAATTGAACATTGTCATCAGATGAAATTATTAATTCAGGTTCAATGACCAACGCATATCTGTAATCTGGTTTAGTATCATTTCCATTTCCGATGGCTGGAATTAATTGCATTACATCAATGTCAACTTGTGCAGGCACTAATGTTTTTGGTTTATATCCTAATCCCTGTGATAGATTGTATAGGTTTTTGCGTTCATTTACTGTATATAAAAAAGATTCTTGTAATTGTGTATCAGCATAAAAATTAAGTACATCACCGACATACGCTGCCATCTCAATAAACATCATACCTGGTGATGATTCATTGAAATCTTTATACACATTTGGAAAATAGTTTTTAGCATGATTGATTAACGATAATCGTAACTCACCAAAATCTTTATTAGTGTATTTTATATCACGCTTTATTTTTTTATTTAATTGCATGTTAATTAACTCCTATTTCCATTTCTTGCGCGATGTTTGTAAATACACTCATGATTCTATTTGCGCCATGCTCTCCAACCGAAAATGTTATTTGTATTCTCAAATTGGCATCAAGTTGTTCAACCAATTCAGCACCTACCTGAATATCATGGTTAATTATATATGGAAGCCATATTCCGGCTTGCTCTCTAATTTTATTTTCAAGTAAAAAATTATTTTGCAGTGAATTTTGTTCAAATACATGCCACCACAATCCTACGCCAAAATTTGGTTGCATATATCGTTCTCCAGGTTTAGTTAATAACAAATTAATATAGTTGCTAACTGCCTGTTCCTCTGTAGTGTATGACATATTAAATAGCTGATTATGCGAACTTGATCTGGTTGAGTTCATTGGAAATTTAATTCCAAGTGTACTAAAATCTTTGTTTATATCTTGTTGATATATTTTCGCATTTATCTTTATGTTTGCCATGTATATTAATCTCTCATAAGATCTAATTCATTTATTGTAGAATTAATTCTATTGTTATTCATTTTAGATTCGTAGCTCATTGTTCTGTCAATAGCTTCCAGTTTTGATTTTAAATTTTTAGGAGACAACGCATTTTTCAATATTCCCATTGAACTATTAGTCCCCAATGAGTCTAAAACTGAGGGCGTTTCATTATCTTCTTCATCAAATTCTCCAAAATCATCACCTACTAATTCAGATAACATTTTTTTAACACCATTTGATGATTTTGATTTAGTTGGAGTTGGTTCTCTAAATCCATCATCAAAATTTTCATTCAAGTTAAATGGATCTTCTAAAGAAGCAAATACATTGTTACTCTGATTTGTTTTCGTACGTTTATTAGCCAGTGTATTGTTCAATTTTTTCAATTCATTTAATATCAACTGATTACTATCGTTTGAATTATTGATTGAACCTCTTTGTGCTTGTTCAGTCAAAACTTTACTCACTTCTTTTTTAACTAGCGCTTGTACTATTTGTGCTATTTGTTTCAAATCATTTTTTGTCATGGTATTATAAGTTTAATCTATAGATGTATTAGTTTATTATAAATATATATTTTTATTTATATTTTAAATTTTTTCGTCCAATCAGCTTTATGCAATTTAGTAATATTAGCAGCATTAGTAGCTGGTCCTGTTGGGCCCATCATTGTTGTAAACATTGCTGAAGCTGTAGCTAAACTCCATACTTCTTTTATAAATGAATTTAACCAATCCATTAAATCATCTACTGATACATTATATTTGTTAGTTTGTAAAATGATTTTAGGGCTTGTTACTACTACTTCCTTTGCTCCAATTAAAAATGCAATATCTTTCTTTGCATTTAACACTAATCTATTGGAATCTAATATTAATTGTGAACCTGCGTCGTATTGTGGAATTTTTATGGCGTTTGTATTTTTCTTAAATCCTACGTCAATAGTATTTAATTTATGCTTTGATGCCAAATAAATGCTTGCATCATCATTTTTTATATTCTCTACAAAATATGAATTTCCTGATTCGGGTTTCCTTAATGAAATAATCATTAATGGTGAATCAGCTGTAGAGCTTTGCCATGTAGGTTGTTTTTCATAAATTGATGTTCCTGGCGTATTGACATCATTTAATTGTCTGGACATTCTAATTGTCTGTCCAAATCTTCCTTGCCAGATATCATCGCCTTCATAAGGTTGTAAAGGTTTATATCCTCCGATAGTTTTTTTGGTTGTATA